GCGTACCACGCCAGCCATACGCGCACAGAATGATTTACGCCTAGCCGCCTCACCCTTGGTAGGGTTGCTGGAAGTCACTGGCGCACGTAGATTGCTGCCGGTTTCCCGGTTGTACTTAGCCCTACCTTTGGCAGTCAAGCCAGCACCCTGACTAGCAGGTAGCTTCTCACCTCTGCCTATAGCTAGGCTGACACCTTTCTTAGCCATTAGTAACTCCACACATTAGGTCTAGGGGGAGACTTAACCGTATCAACGTGGATAAATCTGCCAGCGCCCTTCTGCTGTACGCCTATGCCAGTAAAGCCTAGCTGCATAGCCAGAGAAAGGATTTTGTGAGCCTCGCTACCATCAACGCCTATGTCGGCAGCAAGCCCGGTAGAGTGAGCGCCAGAAGCTTTCTTAGCGGCTTCTATGGGATGTTTAGGGCAACGGTAGCCAGAAGTAATCTTCATGGGTTTACCGTAGAGATTACGTAATTCTTGCAGCTTATCCATAAATTCAGGCTGCATCTTGTTTTGCCCACAATGTTTGCAGGAAAACTCATCAGCCTTGAAGTTAGGATATTTCGACCAATCCATTACTTGTCTGCGGTCAGCATACCAACCAGACCGGCAATGCCTAGTCCAGCAGTCACGATAGCTTCAGCCATAGCCGGAGCAATAGGCACACCAATAGCAGTCAGAAACAGGATAGCGCCACGCCACGTTGACGGTTCTTTAACTCTATCAAGAATGTAATCTTTCATAGTCCTTCTCCCGGCGTAATGTAAAGCTTCGCATTGTTATGCGGAGCAATGATTCGCACGTACACAGTCTTAGTAGAACTACATTGTGGGCCAGTAAATGATCGAGAGCTATAAGGTGGAATAGTTACAACCGCAGCACTATTTCCATCTGGAATACTGGCGGTAATATTTGCGGTTTCTCCGTAAGCAACAAATACAGGATTGTCTTTATCTACGTTGCAGACAAAGTATTGGTTGACCGGACTGACAGCAGTAATGGAAACCACATTACCTTGTACGTTTGCGCTTGCAGCAGTTGCCACAACGCAATTGCCCATAGGTTGAAACGGGATATTGTTCGCCATTACGCAACCTTTTTCTGGCCTTTCACCGTATCAGTAGGGCTGTTCTTACTATCGTGAGAACTGCCGAAACACCAAGTAGATTGGAAGCCACCCTTGGGCAGCGTACCTGACTTGTAGTATGGATCGCCACCGCCAGTAACATCAGTAGGCAACTGAGGGCGCATAGCAATACCGCCTTGCTGGTTGTTAGTCTGATACTTTTTCATCTCTCAAGCTCCTATCTCTACGCAAAACCAAAAACGTGAATACGGAAAAGATAGCCAGCGCAACCAATCTCTCCCACTGCGGCCCCCACATAGCCCACGAAGTCATCCCGCAGACCATTCCTAATGCAAGAATCAAAATCAAACGCTCTGACAATACATCTAATGCAATACTGATAAGTTTAGTAGCATCCATGAATATCCCCTATAATGAATGGTATTCACATAATACTACTCATCTTCCTCAGAAGCAAAACCGCTTCCCCATTCGTCATCGGCTATTTTCAATTTGATAGCTTCCAACTTTAAGGCGCGGTCTATCACCTTCGACTTGTCAGTAATAGATGCCGTAGGGTCTTGCATTACCTCTTTTAGCATCTTAGAAATAGCATCTTCGAGTTCAGGATTTATCCCCTTATCCTTTTTCCTGCTCATCGCATACGACCTCTAGCTTCTTTCTTTGCCTTACGAGCAACACTGTAGGCAATAGCTACGGCTTGTTTCTGGGGCTTGCCACGCTTCATTTCCTTGGAAATGTTCTTGCTCATGGACTTCTGGCTAAAACCTTTAATCAGTGGCATAGCAGCCTCCTATCGCTTCATCTTACGTTTAGCGCCACGCATAGGCATGGCTGGCTTTTCCTTCATCATGGTGCGGCCTAGCGCCTTCTGAGCATCCAGCGAACCACGAACCTCATTCTCGCCGCCACGCATCTCAGCAGCACGAATCTCTGCATCACTCATCTTTTTACCGTACATCATCATCTTGCTCCCAAGTTGGGCGCGACAGAGCCAATCTGACCGCGCTGATTTATAACCCCCTCTGCCGTTCTGTACGCACCCGGCGCAACATAACCAACGATTGCATTCTTAATAAGTCTGCCAGCCAATGTCAACTTCTGCTGTTCTGGAATGGCAACATCCTGAATCTCTCTAAGCTGGCGACTGATCTGGTCTAGCTCTCTAGCTCCCATCAAACCCGTCCTGCCTAGCGAATCTTTCAGGCTGCTTTCCCAGAACCTAATAGTGCCAAAGATACCCTGCGTAGCCCTGTCTGCCAATGACTGACGAACAGCCTCGCCAAGTATCTCCCGGCCTTGCGGGGCGGCTGCTATAGCTGGGGCAACTCGATCCCATAGCGTCCTGTCACCCTTGTTGATAATCTCCACAACACGGGCAGCAGGTTCAGCAGAGCCAAGGATAGTCTGCGCTTCTTTCTCAGCAGCAGCCAAAACTTTGCCGCCTTCTTTAACGCCAAGTTCCTCTGCTCTGGTAGCTTCTTTAGCCGCCATACCCGCTTGAGCCTCTTTACCCTTGCCAACCTTGGCGGCACGGGTTGCCATGCCTTCAGCACGTTCTAGGTTATTCACATAGGTTTGCGCTGTACGCTGAACTCCGGGAAGTGATGAAAGCCAATCAGAGTTTGTGCGGCTGTTTAACCAATTACGTGCAGCACGAGCATCCATGTTAGCTATGCTTTTAGCAACATAGTCAGCAGCGGCACGTTCTACCAAAGCTTGATCTCCCGTCAAAGCAATTACATCTTGCACGGACTGTTTGCTTTTGAAGAAGTCTGCTGGCAAGCCTTTGGTATCTGCTTTGAACTTGGTCGGGTCAATACGATCTAGCGCAGTAGCCTTTGCTCCACGCTGAGTTCTGAACTTGTCCAGCAAGCGAGATGCAACTTCATACTCAGACTGCAATTGGTCTTGCAGTGGGCCAGCATACTTGGACTGAATCTCAGAAAGCTTTGCGTAGTATTCACGGGCAACGTTCTGAGTTAAGCCTTCATATCCGCTAACTTCTCTACCAAAGGCAACATCACCAAGCTTGCGGCGAACAGCATCCAGTGCTTCAAATGATGTTGGATATGTTTTTGTTTCTGTTTGCAGAACACCTTTTTCATCAATGAAGTTTCTTGTTATTTTTCTTCCTGTAACTGCACTATAAATATTGTTGTAAGCATTTAACAATCCTTGCTCAGTAACAGGGGCAGTTGTTTGCTGACGAGCTTTTGTGCCAATAAGCAATTTGCCGCGTAAGGAATTAACCATCTCCTTAAATTCAGGCAATGCTTGAAGAAAGTCGCCTTTGCTTTCCTTGCCGGCAACTACTGCATCCCTAGCCTTTTTTGTTTCTTGATAGGCAGCATCACGGGCTAAAGATTGCTCATCAAACCGGCTAACGATACGATCACGCAACGTTGTACCAATATCGGATAGCTCTCGCGTAGGATCGCCAACATCACGCAAAGTATCTTTTGCTCTGCGGATAATTGTTTCTTTAGCTTCGCCTAGCTCACCGCCAGTTTGAGCAAGTCTGGTTGCTCTTTGCTGTTCCTCTGCACTAACACGCGCACCAGAACGCTCTAATGCCTGTGCTTCCTGTGCTGCTGCGCCCCGCATTTTCTGAACATCTTGAGAAAGCACATCATAGATTTTCTTTTGTGCATCAGTAGTGTACGGAGATGCGCGTAGCTCATTTATCCTACGCAAAACTAAATCTTTAGTAGCGCCAGATAAATTAGAAACGCCAACATCATCCATAACGGAACGTAAGGCAGTTATGCCTCCGGGCATTCCCATTGCCCTACCAACAAAACCAAGCGCAGCTTTAGGCGCTCTAGTAATTACTTCTATTGGGGCGAGGCTACCGAATACCCTAGCGCCTTCAGCAACAGGTTCTGGCGCACCTAAAAGCTCTGCAAGTTGACCGGCAGTCTCACCACTAGCACCAGAAAAAGCGCCGGTAGCAGCGCCTATGGCACGTTGCTTTGCTCCGGTCAGGCTAGGAACAGCAGCTTGCATAGCCCTGCCAGCCATTTGCACAGGCTTGTATGGAACCCTCTCCATTACTTGACCAGCACCCATAGCCAGTTCTGGCGTAAAAATGCCAGCAGCGCCACCAATACCAGAAGCAATGCCAACTTCTTTGGCACGCTCACCAAAAGTCTTAGGCTGCTTTATAAACTCTCTAGGTTCTTGAGGCTGTTGGGAAAAAGCCTTCTCTTTCTCTAATTGCAGCAGTTCCAGTTCTTCATCTTCTGTCATCGCCCTGCCTCCCTAGCCGCCTTTTTCTCTTGCAGTTCCCGCATTCTTCTTTCTTTATCTTCCGACCAACCTGCGCTGCCACCACCAACAACACGAGAAGTTTGTTGCCCAATAGTCTCTGCGCCGGGTTGACGCGCAGATCGAATGACATCAGTAGTGGTAAACGGAATTGCTTGCTCAATACGTTTTACCAAGGCTTCAGCCGTAGCCGCTTGTTGTGGCGGCATTAAGCCTGACTCAATGGCTGGCCTAATGTTTTCCGTTGCAATACGACGAATGTCTGCAAGCTTGATACCAACTCGGTAAGGATCATCCGTTCCTTCATTGATATACAAACCGCTTTGCATTTGGTTAGCAAGTTGAGTCAGACCGGTTGCAGCACCGCTTGCCTCAATAGAAGCCAAGTTACGACCAATACCTGTAAAGATGGTATTCATCATCTCTGCTTCATTGGTAGAAATCTTGCGACCAATGTTGTTTCTTATGTAATTTAAGAAACCATCTTTGGTTTGCAGATTCGGGAACAGGCCGGTAGTAGTTCCTGCTGGCAATTCAGACAAAGACTCAAGCGCAGACGCAACACCACCAAGCGAGTTGACTGCACGTTGCGCCATCATTTGCTGCTGAGTTACTTTTTGAGTTTGATTTTGCATACGTTCACGCTGCAAATCTAGTCGGTCTTTTCGAGCTTCATCCATTTGCTGTAACTGCAAACGTTTTAGTTCCTCCTGCTGTGCAAGCTGCTTTTGCTTAAACTTCATGTCTTCAGCACGTTGCACTTGCTGATTAGACAAATTAACAAGCTTGTCCATGTCTTTGCCGGTTTCAACGACAAATTCATAAGCAGAGTTCAAGCCTTGTTTCTTTGCTTTTTGCTCAACGATTGGTGAGTTAGCTTTAGCAAACGCAACCTCCGCCATCTGCTCACCTAGCAAACGGTCATTCTTGTAGGTGTCTAAAGCCTCTTTAAGCTCAGTCTCCAGTGTTTGCACCTTCAACTGCATGGTTTTTAA